AGTTCTTACTGGAGATAGTGCAGATGAATTATTTACAGGATATCAACATCATGATAGATATTACAATGATGAGTATAACAAAGAAACAATAGAATCTTATGCTAGTAGGCAGAAATGGATTCCTACAAAGATATTCAGTAAAACAGACCATAAAAATAATGCCCTTTGGTATGACTTAGTGAGTACATCAGAACAAAATATACTCACAACTGATCAAACCTGTGGTATGTGGGGAATGGAAAGCAGACCAGTATTTCTTTCTCAAAGTTTTGTAAGGTATATGCTAAGTGTAGATAGTAAGATAAAGTTCACAACACATATAGACTATAACTTAGGCACATACAAGTACTTATTAAGAGAAGTTATGAAAGATTATCTTCCAGAGCATGTTCGTGAAAGAAAACAGAAAGTAGGATGGTCATCCCCTTGGGATAATAATCATCAACACTTGCAACGTTTGTGGAAGCTACAAGACTTGGAGTTTATCTCGAATCTATGAAGGCTGTATTTTCAAACAGAATATACCTCTCAGTAGATGTAGAAACACGTTCAAAAATCGAGAAGGAGCTAACATATACAATAGCCCCGAGGATGCCACAAGATCCACCTATCGTATTTAAAACAGTTCGATGGATAAACGATACGTTGATTTCTATACCTGTGGGGAGAGATGATTTGATTCCCGATGGGTACGAAATAATCGACAAGCGAGTGACATCGCCAGTGGAACTTCCCGACTTTAAGTTTACTTTACGACCAAGCCAGCAGAAGGTACATGACGAGATCCAAGGCAACGCTATAGTTAACGCTTGGGTAAGTTGGGGAAAGACTATAACAGGTTTAGCTATAGCTAAGAAGTTAGGTCAGAAAACATTGGTTGTTACTCACACAACCACCCTACGAAATCAGTGGGAAAAAGACGTAGAAAACTGCTTTGGAATCAAGGCAGGCAGAATCGGGTCAGGTAGCTTTGATACTAAGTCTCCAATAGTTATTGGAAACATTCAGAGTTTATACCGCAAGATGGACGACATCAAACAAGAATTCGGAACTGTGATTTTAGATGAAATGCATCACGTCAGTAGTCCAACTTTTACTAGAATAGTAGATGAAATGCCAGCTTTGAATAAGATAGGCTTATCAGGAACACTAGAAAGAAAAGACGGAAAACATGTGGTATTCAGAGATTACTTCGGTAATGATGTACATATACCGCCAAAAGAGAATTACATGACTCCCAAGATTCATGTAGTTAAGTCTGATATACGTTTCCTTGATGGAGCGTTTACACCTTGGGCAGAACGAATAAATCATCTTGCATATAATGAAGAATATGTACATAGTGTAAGTATGATTGCTGCAAAGTACGCCGCAGAAGGACACAAAGTATTAGTAGTGTCAGATAGAGTCGCTTTTCTAAAAGCGTGTGCTGGACTCTGTGGGGACAAAGCAGTTTCCATAACAGGAGATATGGAACTTACTGAAAGAGAAGATGTAATGAATGAAATCAAAGAGAATAAGAATATACTCTTTGGTACACAGTCAATCTTTTCTGAAGGTATATCATTAAATGATTTAAGTTGTTTAGTGCTAGGCACACCTATAAATAATGAGCCTTTACTAACACAGCTTATTGGTAGAGTAATAAGAGAGAAAGAAGGTAAACGACAACCTGTTATCGTAGACATTCATCTCAAAGGAAAAACGGCAGCCCGTCAAGCAAATGCAAGATTGGGCTACTATATGAAACAAGATTACGAGGTTAATATCTTATGACAGAACAAAAACAAGAAATTAAATTAAATATACCTGAAATGCAGAAGAACAAAGTATTCTTAGCAACCCCTATGTATGGCGGTATGTGTCATGGACTTTATACTAAGTCTTTGATGGATAGTACTGCAGCATGTATGCAGCATGGTATGTCTTTACAGATATACTATATGTTTAATGAGTCCCTTATTACAAGAGCAAGAAACTATTGTGTTGCTAACTTTCTAAAAAGTGATTGCGACTACTTATTATTTATAGATAGTGATATTGCTTGGGGTGCTATGGACTTAATGTACATGTGGCATTTACTAGCTACTAGACCCGAAATGCAAGTTCTTTGTGCTTTATATCCAAAGAAAACTATTGCATGGGAGAAAGTACTAAAAGGTGCTAAGAGTGGTAAGTATGACAACGATCCAGTAGGTTTAGAGAAAATAGCGGGAGATATGGTATTTAATCCTTTACCAGATGAGTACCCAGACGGACAAGCTCCTATCTATGAGCCTGTAAAAATTAAGGAAGGTGCTACAGGATTTATGTTTGTACATAGATCTGTATTTGAAGAATACGATAAACACCACCCTGAAAGACTATACACTCCAGACCATTTAAGAGAAGGAGAGTTTAAACCAGGTGAGCAGATTATGGCATACTTTGATTGTATCATTAACGAACAGAACAGATATCTAAGTGAAGATTATATGTTCTCAGAAACTGTAAGAAAATTTGGAGTAGACATATACGCATTGCCTTTAGTAGAACTAATGCATTGTGGTAGTTATATATTCCAAGGCAGTTTAATCCAAATGGCGCAGGCTGGAGTACATGCTACTCTAGACCCTGAAGATGCAAAGCTGTTAAGAACCGCACAAGGCAACGACGACGAATTAACCACTGCTCCTAACCCAGGAACAATGAGTTCTAATGAACCTAAGAAAAATAGTTCTTGACACGAGTTTAAAAAGTTGGTATAATATGTTACTATTTAATTGGAATGAGATAATGAAAGTAAGCAAAGGAGATATTGGTGATATAATCCAAATCCTTCGTATAATTACTTACAAGATCAAACCCAAAAATTACTACGATAGAACTTTTAAGTTTTACAAGTATAAGTTCGGTGGTACTAGTTTTATCCTAAACCCAAAGGATTTGCTAGAACACGGACGCGGATTGAGTGATAAAGAAGTAGCGGAGTATGCAGGTGTCGCATCATTCCGTAACTATCACGAATATCTGAAAACAAAAGACACCACACTAGATTTTCTGATGTCACCGATATCAGAAGAAATTATAACTAAAAACAGACTGCTTGAGTTAAAAGATGGAAGGGTACACTTTTTATTCGAGGAGACATGGAGATAAATTATGGCTATTGGCTTTAATACAACAAAGGGCTCAGCCCAAAAAGATAAAATTGAAACTTACAACTACGCAGGTAAAGAAGACCATCACGTAAGACTGATTGGTGACTTACTACCTAGATACGTATATTGGATTAAAGGTGAGAATGGCAAGAACATTCCTATGGAGTGCCTATCTTTTGATAGAAACTCAGAAACCTTTAACAATCAAGAACATGACCATGTTCGCGACTTTTACCCAGACTTAAAATGTGGATGGTCTTATGCCATTCAATGCATTGACTACGCTGACAAAAGTGTTAAAGTTTTGAATTTAAAAAGAAAACTATTCGACCAAGTACTAGTAGCTATGGAAGAGTTGGGAGACCCAACTGATCCAGTTACAGGCTACGACATTCATTTCAAAAGAAAGAAGACTGGCCCACAGGTATTTAATGTTGAATATCAGTTAGCAGTTCTAAAGTGTAAAGCTAGAGAACTAGAGGACTGGGAGAAAGACTTATTGGCTAATCTTAAGTCAATGGACGACGTTCTTACCAGACCAACTGCCGATGCACAGTTAGAGCTTCTTAGAAGAGTTAACGATCAAGGTAGTGAAGCTCCTGCAGATGTATCAAGCGAGTTTGATGTATCATGATAGGGGTAGGCGAGAAGTTTCCTGCATTTGACTTGCAGGGTGTAAATCAAGTAAATGATTTCGTAAAAGTATCTGTAACAGAGCATTACGATCCTTTGAAACACGACTACACAGTAGTTTACTTCTATCCTAAAGACTTTACATTCATATGCCCGACTGAAATATCGGGCATGGATTGTTTGGTTGAAGAAGCAAATGTAGTTGGCATTAGTGGAGACAATGAGTTTTGTAAATTAGCTTGGAAACAATCTAATGAACTGATTGGAAACATACAACACTCTTTAGCAGCTGACTGTGGATTAGCACTATCCCGAGAACTTGGTATAGTAAATGAAGCAGAAGGAGTTTGTTACAGAGCAACCTATATTATTGATAGAAATGATATAGTACAACATGTAAGCGTTAACACGCTTGACACAGGCAGAAATGCACAAGAAGTTCTAAGAACTTTACAAGGCATCAAAGCAGGTGGATTAACAGGGTGTGAATGGACACCCGGGGATGACTTCGTAGTATGATTTTATACACAGCAGATTGGCATATTAAATTAGGACAGAAGAATGTACCGACCGCATGGGCGTGTGCAAGATATCAGATGTTCTATCAACAAGTACAAGACGCAGTGGAGAATCATGAAGTTGACCTTCATATCATAGGCGGGGATTTGTTTGATCGAGTCCCTTCTATGGATGAATTAAGTCTTTACTTTGACTTTGTTAAAAAAGCAAATGTAAGAACAATTATCTATGACGGCAACCACGAAGCCACTAGAAAAAATAAGACTTTCTTTGATAATCTAGTAAGAGTAACGAATGATCTCAACCCTTTGGTAGAAGTTATTACAAGTACTTACTATGAAGATAATTGGTGTATACTGCCTTATGCAGATTTACACAAAAAGAAAAGCATAGAAAACATAGATGCAGACTATCTATTTACTCATGTGCGTGGAGAGATACCGCCACATGTACAACCTGAAGTAGATTTAGAAAGATTTGATAAGTTTAAGGAAGTGTATGCAGGAGATTTACATGCTCACGAGAATACTCAACGAAATATTGTATATCCTGGCTCACCAATGACCACGTCTTTCCATAGAAACAAAGTCCGAACGGGGTATCTAATCATAGATAACAGTTGGGACTGGACATGGCATGAATTTGACTTACCACAGTTAATCAGAAAGACTGTTACCGATCCGAATGAGATGGTACAAACAGACTTTGACCATACTATCTATGAAATAGAAGGAGATGTACAAGATTTGGCACAAGTCAAAAACTCCGATCTACTTGATAAAAAAGTCGTAAGACGACAAACAGATGCAACATTATCCTTGACTAATGAGATGTCAATGGAAGATGAACTAAGTATATATCTGAAAGAGATTCTATCTCTTGATGATGAAAAAGTAAGAAAATTAATGGGAGTTTTTAATGATTATTCTACAAAAACTGAAATGGGATAATTGCTTCTCTTATGGAGAGGACAACGAATTAAATCTATCAGAATCGACTTTAACACAACTAGTCGGTACTAATGGAGTAGGTAAATCTTCTATACCTTTAATATTAGAAGAAATACTATTTAACAAGAATAGTAAAAATGTAAAGAAAGCGGATATAGCAAATAGATATGTTAACAAAGGGTACGATATTAGTCTTGATTTTACTGTGGACAGTGACGTATACAACATTACTGTTATACGGCGTTCTACACTCAAGTGTAAGCTAACAAAGAACGGTGAGGATATATCTTCACACACAGCTTCTAATACTTACAAAACTTTGGGTGACATCTTAGGTATTGACTTTAAGACTTTTTCACAGTTAGTGTATCAAAACACTAATGCATCGTTGCAGTTTTTAACTGCCACAGATACAAACCGTAAAAAGTTCTTAATTGACCTGTTAAAACTAGACGACTATGTTTCTTTCTTTGAGACATTTAAAGAAGCTGTAAGGGCAAATTCTAGTGATGTTACAGTCATCAATGCGAAACTTGCAACTATCTCAAAATGGTTAGAAGACAATATTCTCGAAGATAGTTCCATACTT